CCTGCGCCCCGAAATAACGGTAGCCTTTGGATTTGTCATGCTCGATTAGCCAGATAGCGTAATCATCGCCAATCTCAACAATGTCCTCAGATTCAATTATCTGAGGAAATGGCTTGTCAAGGTTTATGCCTTCCCGAATGTCATCGCATTTAGGTGCAACCCAAATCAAAGCATTTGGATCGGATAGGTAAAACCTCTGGAATGTCTGAAAAAGCCAATCTTCAAGCGACTTGTAAACCGGTAACTTATATTCGCAGTAATCCCTGAATGAATTATCCTGAGCGATTCCGGTTTCAATCTCGTTTTCGAGCCAATTAATCCGAAAGTCATCTGCCTGCCTGATTTTGCTCAGCAGGTTTTCGACTCGCTTAATTGGAACACGGGAGGGGCATTCCCACACCCTCTCCCGTTCCATTTTCATCCAACCTTCTTCATTTGGCCGTGTCGATTCAAGCAGCTTCTTAGGATAGTCATCATCAAAGTGGTATTCCAATTGCTCATAGATTTCGCGAACTTCTTCGTGAAAGTCTGTTTGGAAGTTTACCTTTTTTGGGTTGCGAAGAACCTCTATAATGTATTCCTGAGTTAGCATTTGAATCGTCTTTGGCTAATGAATTAAAGGCCTGTACAGATTACCGTAACATCGATATAACCGAAGAAGCAATCAGAGCAAGTTCCGGTGTACTTGATTTTCATAGTGAAAGTATCGGCACCTGTTTGCTCGGCAGGCGTTGTAATGGTAAGCATCCCCGCCCCTCCGTTTTGGTTGATTGAATACTCGAAGAAGTCTTCATATCCCGGCTCAATGTAATCCACTGAGTAGAACATACTGCAATTCGTTTGTACCGACCTGTTAGAGACAGCACCAATGCTCTCAGTCTTAGAGTCATCAACATTGATGGTAATCGTTAGTTGGTTGCTTCCTGAACTTGGATAGTAGTACAGTCCTTCAAGGAAGTCATCTGAATCATAGTCATCAAAAATTGCCAAAGGCGAACCCTTCTGAATCCACTTTATGGTAACCATGCCTTCGAGAAGGTCAGTCGGGCCATCGGTATGGACCGCATCACCATAGATTGTAATGGTAGACCCAGAGGCATCCCATATCAACTCTTTGGTAAAGTAGTACAGGTCATAACGGCTTCCGGCCTTTCTGATTGAATTGTAGAAGTCCTGATTCTCTTTGATATATTGGTCTACGTATTCAATAGTGTGGCTTGTGTTGCCTACTTTGATAGACTGATTTCCGAAACCACCAAGTTCAGCAGTTTCAGGACGGGCTTTAGAACCCCGAATATTGAGGATTGTTTTTACATCCCCGGTTAGCATTCCCGACCAAATTGAACCCAAAAAGGTATCTGAGTTGGTTTTATTTACAGGGTAATCTTTTCTGACGAGTGCAATCGCAATAATGCGGCTACTGAATTCAGAGTCGCATTGAGGTTGGATGTAGCACTTGTCTTCACCGCAATTAAAATTCATTGATTATTAGCAGTTTACGCAGCCTTGATTTATCGGCTGATAGTTCTGTTTTTTCGCTTTGATTTTGACTTGCGCCAAACCAAAATAAGAGGTTATTGTGCTGAAGTCTTGGTTGTGGCCTACCTCGAAATCAGTAACATAAAGAGACTGAGTGCCGATGTTAAAAGTCCTGTGATTCGTGGCAGATTGCAGGGCTTTCAGTGTCGGGTCGTCAATCCAATTGGTGTGCAAATTTAAGATTAAATCGGTTCGTACGCTTGTACTTCGTGAATTTCCGTTTGAATCCCGATAAACCGAAACTTGATTTTCAAATTCAGGCCCGGCACCGTTGATTCCCATTCTGACTTGCTGAAACCAACCGTTAAAGTATTCAAAGCCTTCCGCAATGTTATTGCCTTGGAACTGAATTATCTGGCTGAACTCATCGGTTGAATCCACCTGAATGATGTTGCTAAAGCAATAGACCGCCCCTGTATAGTTGTCGGTAATGGCTATCTTGTAGGTGCCATCGGGCAGCGTAAACGGAATGATTAAGGTCGCTTGGTATTGAGTGCCTTCTGTTTTACAGGTTATTGGATTGTATAATCCAACAGCAGTTATTACTTCAGGTGGAAATGTATAAGTAAAATCAAAATCAATAGCTACAACATTACAAAGGTCCGAAGTTATTTTAATAGTTATTTCAGGCCTATCTGTTAGGCCGCTGCCACCCGTAAAGGTTACTTCACAAGCATATCCAAAAAAACTAGTTAGAAGTGCCTCTAATTGGGTACAGAAACTATTAACAGTTATGCCAACTAGTATATCTTGACCGGGAACTATATTCAAAGAAAATTCAACTAAAAACTCTTTGTTTAATGATGGGTCAATAGCATATACTTTAAGATATGATGGCTGAAATGTTGCTCCGGTATAAGTCCCAAACCATTCAAAAAACTGATTAGTTGAAAAATCATACAATATTTTGGTTTCATAAGTTTGAACACAACTTACCCAAACTATCTCTGACTGCATCGGTATTTCATTGCCTTCGCAATCGACCAAAGCGGCAGATAACTCACCATTCTCCGGCAAGTTGGTGCCTTCGACCGGGATATTGATTTGAAACACATCGCCCTGCTTTGCCGGTAAGAAATATTCCTGCAATGGCGGTTCGCTGAAGTCGCAAAAGTCAAGGTCAAGGAAGTCTGATTGGAATGTGAAGCCACTTAGGTCGGCATCAAGCGGTAAGTTGGGTGATAGCGGTGGTGTAAAGTAGGCTTGGTAAAATTCCACTATTGCAGTCGGCTGAAACGCGATAAACCATTGGGCATACCATTTGCCGGAAACTTTCTGACCGATTAAATGCAAACTTCGGTTTATGCCGCCTTCTGTTAATGCTATCTCGAAGTAATCGGGAAACCACTCGTAAAATTTAGCTGTGTATGGAAGCCCTGCCGGAAGTAAGCCCGGTGCAATGGTGTTTTTAATGTCAGACGAAGTTTCGGAATTCGACAATACCGAAAGAACCGCACTAAAGTAGTTTTTGCCGACTTGCTCCCACTTTGTCAGAGCCGGAATCCTTTGCACGGGTGCCAACTTGCATGGCCCCGGCACCTGCCAGTCGTTGTCGTTTGCAAAGCGATTAAACCAATTGCCTCCTGACTCGTAATAGCCAAATGGGTACTGAACAAACGCATTACCTTCCTGTGCTTCAATTTCCCGAATCCGTGATGTTTTCGGCAAGTTTAAGCCCATGCCTAACCCAACGGCAAAGTCCATCAGGTTGTGGTCGGTAAAGCGAAGGAATGGCTGCGGTTGGTTCATTATTGAAAGTTGTAAAACTCGTTCAAAGTTTCTTCAAAATTGTACAGGTAATTGGCGAGATACACGATTCCAACGGCTTGTTCCAATTCCTGCCAACTTAACTTTTCAAACTCAGGTGCAATTACTTCTTTTTCCAAAAGACTTTTGTAGGCCTTGCGAAATGCTTTTTCACCCTCAGCGGTCCACTTATAACCACCTTTTTCATCCCGCAGGATAATGTTTTGTTCCTTGGCGCAATGGTCAAGGCGGAGGTCTTCAACGGCCTCGTCAAAGGCTTCGATTTGTGGAGTAAGTTTCTTAACTACCTTCCCTTGTTGAATAATCGGCAATATGTTTTGCGCATTTTCAACCGTATTCAAAAGGTCTTGCTGAAAAGACCGGATTACAAATAGATGTTTGTTGTGCATGATTTATTATTAATTGAATCTACCTTCAGAATCGGCCCAAAGGATTTTCTGCGTCACCTTATCGGCAATGATTACACTATTGTGGAGCATACTCATGTAGAACTCAAACTCCGTCATCACGGCATCGGGGCTGCCACAGGGAACAATGGCCCCGTTTCGGTCCACGCAGGTGGTTTTGTCGGCAATCAGGTTTGTAATGCGAGCCGGAATGATGTCAATCGGCTTGTCGTCCTGTTCGAAATAGTTTACCTGAACGGACAAGTTGATGTTCTCCCCCATAAAGGGCAGGGCATTGATAAGAAGTCCGGCCATTGTAGCCACCCTTTTGAACCCGTAGTTCGGGTCGGGGCTAATCGGTACAATTATCTTGTAGTTGCTCATGTTGTTAATTGTTAATCAATCCGTGAGTTCTAAGGTCGGTAATTACTGCTTTTAATGCTTGTATTGTGTCCGTTAATTCGGCCTGAACATAGGTAGCAGAAGCCGTTGCGGTAAACGCTGCTCTGCTGATTGTACCAGTTGGTGCGCCCCATCCAGTTATTCTTGCCCTCACAACCTGAATGCCATTAATCTGAATAATGCCCGATGCGTTACTTAAGTTGATTGTCGGATTTCTTAAGGTCATTGTTCCTGTCGTTGCGCCTATCGTCAGCGTAGTGGCCGCCCCTGCTACATTAACAGTCGTGGCTACGGTGTTAAAAACATTAGCGGTTGTGGCTGTGGCCGCAATCAGAGAAACATTGGTGGCACTTGTAAGCGTTAGATTTGAATTGTTGGCATCCCCATCAATTGTTGCTCTTACAGTGCTTCCATTATTGGTAAAAAATTGTACAGACCCGGGAGAACTAATCCAAGCTATTAAGCCTGGTGCAACCCCTAATGCGTAGTCAAATAGATTTGGATCAACCACCTTAACATCCCATAATACAATTTTTGTTCCACCACTTCTACTGGTTGGAGAAGGAAGTGCTTGTGTGCCACCACCCAAACTTATCCATTGGATGGTGCTTCCCGTTATTGTCAATTGGGCATTTGCCAAGCTGCCCGTTGTAGGGTTAATTGTTACGCAACTGGTAACAGCAGGACTTGAATTGAATGCGGCTAGACCTGTAAAGGTTTTTTGACCTGCAATGGTTTGAAATCCTGTGGTAACCATTCCGGGGTTTGTCCCATCGGCAGGGCCAAAAGTAATTGTAGAGCCTGCAATGCTTGCGCCATTGGTCTGTGAGGATGCCGAAAAAGCGCCTACTGTGGTTACTCCGCCACCGCCACCGCCTGTTGCAGCTATCGTAATAGTTCCATTACCGTTGGTGATGGTAATGTTTGACCCTGCGGTTAGTGTGGCCTTAGAAAGCCCTCCTGTCGCTGTATTGCCAATCAGAAGCTGCCCATTTGTGTATGATGTCTGCCCAGTTCCACCCATACCGACCGGTAGCCGACCTGCATAAGAGTTTAGCCGCCAAACACCACCGCCCTCTGAGATGAACTCAGCCAATGCGCCTGCGGTGGTTTGTAAATCAACCGCCCCGGGCAAAATCAGATTTGCCGAATGTTTTAGATTGGGGGTTGATGCGAAATAAAGCAGCATTCTGGTACCATGCTGCTTAGTACTTAGTGTTTGAATTTCAACCGCCCCGGTTACATGGTGGAAGTTGCCGGTATTGCCTAAATCGATGTTAGATGCACTTGCGAGGCTAACTCCCTTATGCCACCTAACCTCCTTGGTATGGTCATTAACCCCATTAAAAATGCTATTATCGTTGAATGTATTAACAGCGTTAAAAGTGTTGGCATCATCGATAAATGCGGAAGCCGTTATGGACTCCGATTCAACTTGCCGATGCTTTACCGGGGTAATTTGTTTTGTAGTATTATTTGGCAGATTGGCATTCACCAATGCCAGTTGTTGCGCTCTTGTATTGGCCATTATGAATAACCATCGGAGTAACCGTCTGAGTATGCTCGCCCTTCGGTGGATGCAGGTTCGGTTGCAATAAGAGTAAACTCTGTCTCGCCACCTGCCTCGCCCGTTGGAGTGTTCTGACTATCGAGTAGGAACCCTGCAAAGTTACTATTGCCGCAGGAAAATTCAATTACTTTTTTGCCCTGAATAGAATATTGGATAAAGTCGCAAAGTTCTTGCGGCACCTTGAAGGTGTACTCGACCGGGTTCACCAATACTGTTTCAGTCGATAACTCCTGCACAATGTCCGCATTTTCGTAGATGGTGTTTTCGACTTCGTTCGCCTCGTTGCATTGGGTCGGGATGTCATCACTGCCCAACTTGCTGCCCATTGCTGTGTAATATTCACCCACCTGGAAAAACAGTTTCTTTTGCGCATTCGGTAGGCCGTAAACATTTTGACCCAACCATTTCCACCACCTAATGGCAACCCGGGCAGGGGTGTGAAGGATGTTGTAGATGTTGGCAATCGGGGCATCGCAAAAGTCGATGAAGTTGCTGCCATAGCTGACACCACCGGGAAGGAATGAAAATGGACCGGTTTGATCGGGAACCTCATATCCGGTGCCTTCTATTTCCTCGAATGAAACCTCATTTCGGTTCAGCCAAATGATGAATAACTCGTAGTCATTCGGCCTGTCTGATGTCGCGGAATTGTCTTCAAAGAACTGCAACCGCCTCGAATATTCGATTGCATAGCCTGATGCGATTATCTCAGAACGCAGGTCAAGTTTCTTTGTGGTCCCATTTTCCATTGCCTTATTTCGGGCAAAGTAGGTTCTTTCGGTGTGCATCTCGAAGATCCCGGATAGTGCGGTGTTTTTCCAATTGTCGGTATAGCCAACCGTGATGCTGCCAAATACATTGTCGAGATACGGCCTTCTGGTAATGCCTGATACATTGGCAAAGGTGCTGATAACTTGCCTTTGGTAGAAATAAGACCTTGGTTCAATTCGGATGCACCAATCGGTTCCATCCGGTTCAAACTCCCATCCGAGGCAGAAGATTTTATCAATCCCTTCAAAGAACTTTTGAAATGTAGTCGGGATTTGCGGTTCGGCTTCTTCCAAAAGCTGACCATTCCTGATAAACAACCCTGTCGTGATTAGGTGGTTCCACTCGCATCCTCCAAACTCAAAGTAATCGGATTTGACCTTGCCCACCTGCCCGGTTACTTTGGTAACTATCCTATCGAGAAAGTCGTAGATGTAAACTCCCCGGCAAAGGGAAGCGGTGCCCATATTGTATTCTTCCCAGTTCAGGTAGTTTTCATCGGGAAATATAAACTTAAACTGAACCCCTCCCTGAATTGATGTGGATAGATACGCTTGAACTTGGAATGAATAATCCGGGGGCAGGACTAAGTTATAATTCGTAACCACTCCTGTAAAGTCCAATCCAGGTTCTCCGTTGGTTACAAAAACCGTTACCACATAAAAGTCAGATGAAATTGCGCCAAATTGGTCATAGATTACGAATCGAATAGATACATTAATACCCATGCCCAATGGGTCTATTGGCTTTGTAACTCGTGCTTTCAAGTTACCATTTAGAATAAATGTCCGTGTAATCTGTGTGTTATTTTTGAAAATAACATTTGTTCCTGAAAAGTTTATGCCAACAGGGTCAAATGAACTACCCAATGGGCCTTTAAAGTCACTATTTTGCCAATACAATGGCCATATCTTATCTGTGGTGTCTGTATCTGTTCCGACTGGCGATATCTGCCTGCAAAAACCCTTCAAATACAACTCCTGCGAATGCAGCGTAACCTGACCCAAATTAAAAGGCCCGACATCGGTGCCATCCAGCGCATCCTCATTCAGCAAGTCCAGTTCTACATCCTGATTCCTCAAAAAGGATTCCCGCCATTCGTCCTCAATTATGCTGACTTTAACCCCGTCTGAGCAACCATCGCAAACCTCGGTTTCTTCATAGGTTGTGAAATTAATCAGGCCGTTGAACTGCCATTGGTTGCCTTCAAAAACGAAGTCGGATTCAATGCGGACATCAACTGAACCATTTATAAATTCATTTACAAAGACAAGTCGAAGAATCCCGGCACCATTGGCCATCTGAGGCATCCGGTCTTGGTCTCCGGTAAAAGTTAGCCCGGTGGTAAACGATTGGTCAATGCCATGCGACTCCATCCGCTTTATGGCGAAAATCACTTGGTCCCAACCGACCGGCTCATCGACTTGCTGATTGTTTAGGAAAAACCTGTAATTCATAGCTTTGCGCCTCGCTGTTTGTTCAGAATCTTAGTGGTTCTGTTTCCTTTCGTAACATATCGCTCCAGACCTCTTTCGGAGATTTCCAAAGACTGCACTGGAATTGCTTTGATAGCCTGCGCAATCGGGGCCGTATCGATTGCCGTCCATTGGTTTTGCCGATTCAGGAAGGTGCTATTCCCCTGCAATAACTCCCTTGTCTTCGGTGCGGTGATAACATCCGAACCTTTGGGCAGGTAGGTCATTGTTGCCTTGTCAGGGGTCAGGAATAAGCCTTTATCAGTCCTGACCAACTCACGGCCTTGCTCACCTACAATGGCCGGACCGCCTTCAAAGTTTTCAACTCCTTTGGCAAATTCGGGCATCGGTTGGGCGAGGATGAAACCGGTTTGTGCGGCAAGTGCGCCCAAGGTTAGGGCAAGGTTTCCTGCCGTTACCGGAAGCCCTGATGTGTACTTAATTATGTATGGCGCAGCGGTAAAAATAGCATTGGCAATGGCTTGCATTTGATTTGCCCTAAATTCCTTTTCCCGATATTCCTTTTCGGCCTGCCTGCGCTTTTCTTCAATCTCAGTTATCTTTTGAACATTGCCATCGGCAAGCCTGATTTCTTCATCGAACTGCCGATTCTTTTGCGCCATTTCTGCGGCTGCGTATTGGCTTTGCAGTTCAAAAATGGCATTGGTATTGGTCACGATAAAGTCATACACCTGCTGCTGAAGTTCTTGTCTTGCTTCGGCTTTTCTTTTTTCTAAGTCTATGGCTGCCTGCAATTCCGCTTCATTAGCGGCTTTGGTCGCATTCATTTGCCTCGTACGCCGTTCCTCTTCTGCTTTGGCGGCCTTGTCCATTTCGGCATTTCTCTTATCGTTGAATGCCTTGATGCCGTCAAGAGTCTGAAGTTGCTGTTTGGCCTCCTGTTTGACTTGTTCTTCCCCTGCCTTTTTTGCCTCTAATCCGGTGACGGTTATTTCCATTTTTGAAATATCCATCCCTTTTGCGGCAAACTCTTGTTTGAGTTTTGTCAGTTTTTCAAGGTATTGCCTTTCGGCTGCAAATCGTGCAATTGGGTCTCCTGCCAATTCACCCTGCAAGGTTCGATACTGCTTTTCGAGTTCGAGTTGTTTCAGCCGGATAGAATATTGCTCTTTCAACAACTTTAAATCCTCTTTGGTCATTTCCTTCGCCTCTTGTTTCGGGGCTACAATATCAAGGCCAATTATCTTAGTGTATTCGGCCTCCATTTGCTTTAATACCGCCAATTCGTTTTCTCCGGCCTTTAGATTCAGTTTTGCGGTGGTATTGAAAGCCCCTGCTGCCGCCTGCCTGAATCGGGCATTATCATTCATTTGCTTTTCAATCCGTTCCTGCAACTTAATCAGAAGCAAAACCCCTTCTTGCTGCCGAAGGTACTTCATATTGCTTACGGTGGCATCACCGCCATACTTGACCATCGATTGAGCCAACTCAGCCTCAACCCTTTTAAGTGCAATGTTTTCAGTGGTTTGTTTTTTGGCCTGATTGCCTATTCCGGCAAGTTGTTTGGCAATCCCTGCGGCAAGGTCATAAGAGCCTTTCAGGAATGGTTCAAGTTTGTTGCCGATTGCCAAAACTAATCCATCAATAGCCGAATTAAATCGGTTTTGCGAGTTCACCAATCCATTTAGATTTTTCTCCGCTTGCGGTCCAAATGTCTTTTCAAGTTCTGCGGCAAACTTTGGCAAAGCATCACGGGAAAGGACTTGGCCTTGTTCGAGCATCTTATTTAACTGCCTTTCGTTTACATTCAATGCTTTGGCCATCAACGAAAATGCACCAGGAATCCGTTCACCTAATTGCCCCCTCAATTCTTCGGCCTGAACCGTGCCTTTCGACATCATTTGACCGAGTGCAAGGAAGGCACCCTGCATCTGATCGGTGGTTAGTTTCAGCACCGTTCCGGCTTTTGTTACGGCAAGAAACTGCTTATTGGTTTCCTCCTGACTTTGCCCCGCAAGAGTTGAGGCGGTAAAAAATTGCTTGTATGCCTCTGTGGTAGTTCGCAAGTCAAGGCCGAACTTGTTTATTGTTTCGGTTAGAAAGGACTGATTCTTAGCGTAGTTTTCGGCACTCCCCGAACCGAACTCGATTGCTTTTTGATATCCCTGAAAAGCGATTGTAGTGTCGATTACCTTACTGGCAAAGGCTGAAATGGCAGCGACTGAAAAGGCAGATGCAATCAGAGGCCCGACCGTTTTAAGCGAGCCTGCAAAGTTGTTAGCTTGGTTTTTGGTTTCCTCAAAACTGGTTTTCGCCTGTGTTGCGGCCTGTGCAACCTCCTTGATTGGCTTTGCAGAAATACCGCCTAATGCCGTTGCAAATGTTCTTGCGGCTGCTGATGCTGCTTTGGTATTGGCTTCGGCACCTGAGAATCCTGCTTTGGCTTTATTGGCTGCTTCCTGTGCTGCTACACCTGCTGCTTTTAATTGAGTAACAAACGCTGCAACTCCTTGTCGATTGGCATTTAATGGCCCTGCAATGCGAGCCATTGCGGTTTCAACACCCTTGCCTGCATTTGCCCCCTCGGTGCCAGTCCTTTTTATTTCCTCGTTTACCTCTTTGGCTTTCTTAATTACCTTCTCCTCTTCCTGAGTAATTTTTTGGAATTGATTGGAAAGCTGAGTCAATGCCGATACATCGCCTAGCTTGTAATTGACAATTATATCATTAGTGCTAATCGTTGCCATGCCGTTTGTTTTTTGCAAAAATACCCTTTTGGAAATTACGATAATTGCAAAAGTATTTCCATAAAAAAACCACCCGCAAAACAGGTGGTCTTTCGCTTCAAAGTTAAAACAAAATGGACCTTATTTCTTGCCTTTCAGCATCTGGATTAGTTCGTCCTTTACGACATTGTGCTGCCAGATGCTCATTTTTTCCAGTTTCTCAAAGTCTGATAAATTTCCCTTTGTAATCCTAACAAGTTCCGCAATTCGGGATTTGTTTCTTCGGATATATCGAGCATAGTAACTGCCTCCAGCATCTGTATCTGACTTATTGCCTCTGCTCGAATAAGCGTTTCCAAACTCGCTTCCCAACCTTTCAAAGAGGGCAGAAAGTTTAGTATGGGTAATTTCAAAAAAAAATCAGGAACATCGTGGTGGTTGGTCCAATGCGCAACCTTTTCAACTCCCTTCTGATAATTGTAAGTCGTGATGTCCTCGGTTTCATCGAAGTAAAGCACTGTTGCCAACTTCATGCGCAAGGTCAGGTTTGTGGCCAGATTCATGCGCTCTTTGAATTGGCTATTCAGCACCGCCAACTTTGCCAATAGTTGTTCTTTGGTCTTGTTCTTTGGGTCGGTCAGAACCGAATCAACCGCCTGAATATGCTTCTGCAGGAATGCCGGACTGATACCCCATTCAAGTTCTTCGTAGATGTCCAAGGCTGCATTGGCCCGGGTGTAAGGGATGTATGGTTCGGAAATGAACCGAAAGAAATGAACGCTGCCCGATGTGAAGGCATATTCAATTTTATCAGCCCATTCCTTCGGGGCATTGCCGTTGTACTTAATCGGCAGGGGCAAAGTATCGCCCGAAGGCTTCGTTGGCGGCATAGACCCAGCCGAATCCGTGCGGGACCTGCCAAAGCGTGTGAATAAGTTCATTTTGTTTTGTAAGCATGTAAAGTAAAAACAACCAAGGTGCCATGCAGAAAGGACATCGGCCTAATGGCTTCTCCAAGTGGTAAGGCAGTCGGTCAATCAGCCGGCCGTACCACCGGAGGTAAGGAACATGGTCGAGCGAGTACGCAAAGAACCATGCGAAGAAAGCGGTTGATATGGCTGCAAATGTCATCGCTTGCCGCCTCTGGTCCCTTTTGGCCGTTTCGTGCCGCAGTTACATTTATTTCTCATCAGTCAATAAGTTGCTTTGCGATTACTTGACCAACCCTGTACTTTCCGCATTCGTCAAGAATGATAATCTCATCGTTGCTGTTTGTAGCCCTTGCCCGGTACTTGCAGATTATGCCGGCAGGATCAACCCGGTAACAAGTGAACTCTCTGTACTTTGGTTTTTCGGTGCAGCCTGCTGACATGGTCAGGAGTGCGGCTGCGATTAGAAATATATTTTTCATGTCATTTTGTTTTTGCAAAGGTATAAAAAAACCGCTTAGCAAAACCAAGCGGATTTCTACCTGTTATTCAAATCATTCTCAAACAAAGGGGTTCAGCTCACCAACCGGGTCTGAGTATTGCCCGATTGAAAATGCTATGGTGTCGTATGCCTTGCCGTTGTACTGCGGCAGGATTAGAGTTTCTTCGTCATCAAAGTATTGCAGCAGGTATTGCCCGGCAAAGGGATTGAACCAAGCTGCATCAATTAAGGTTAGGTCGGTCAGGTCAATTAGGGTTATCCCGTTTTCAACATCCAGTATCAGATTCACCATCATGCCCTTGCCATTGGTGATTTGAATTACAATGGTTTCGGACGCATAACCCGGTGGAACATGGATACAAAACAACTCCATGCAATCGGGTAGCGGCTTGCAGACTTTCAAAACCTCGTTACAGCACTCCATGTTCTTTTTCGATTTCTCTGATTTCTTTGATTGTTTCCAATGCCCGATTAACCGCCCTCTTTGCGGCATCCTTGTCATTCACATGAGGCGAAGATGCCTGAGAGTAGGAAATTACCAACTGATCAAACAATTGCTTATCGGCAGGGTGCAGTTTAAAATCGGTCATGGGGCAAAGTTAGATGATTTGTCAATTTTATTTCCAAATTCTTGAAGACCATATTCGCCAACTATCTGATAAAAGTTGGTGGTGATGTAATAGCGGAATGTATCAAGGCAGTGGCCGATTTCCGGATTGTCTTTCTTCCAAGTATCCAGACTTCCATCGTTGTTTATCCTTGCTGCTTTCAGGTCAGCGATTAGTTCAGGGATAAATGAATCAGCATAAAGGCTTTCGTTGTGGTCGAACTTGGAAAGTAAAACCTTGCCGTGCCTGAGTACCAGATTGGTATGCAAACGACTTGAAATGTGTCGGGGGTTGGCATTCGGTACATGGATTTGATAGTTCGGGTCCAAGTTCAGGTAGTTGGCAATCAACTGATAATTGGACTTGTTATCGCTTGTGGCCTCGTTTGCATTCTTGCCTGACCGGTCACCGTTTACATGATACTCGAATCCCGGATATTCTGCCAAAATGGTTTGGCACATTGCCTCAAGGTCGTGCATCCGGTAAACCTTTAGGATATTGACATTGCAGTAATAGCGGTCTTTGGCTGCGTTAATGGTGTGCTGCGCAACGAGGCAAGTATTACCACCGTTTGCCGAGTTGAAGTCAAAGGATAAGTAAAGAGGCAATGCAGACAGGGCTTTGATTGCACCATTAAAGACATGGACCTCTTCGTTAAACTCCCGGGCAAATAGCTTTTCCTTATCCCAAACTCCCCAATTGCCCTTTGCATAGATTTCGTACATGGTGGAATCCACTTCCTTCAGGGCTTCCAATCGCTTGATGTATTCGTAGTCCAGCTTATCAAGGTTATCCAGATAGGTTGCCTTGATTGTCAGCACCTCGTTGGTTTCGTCTTCGGGTATCTCGTCAAAGAATCGCTTCTTCAGCCAATGCGTATCGCTGACCGGGTTAAATGTGATGAAAAGTCTTTTGGTATGCTGACTTTTACCCCGCAATCGAAGGGTTATTTGGGTGAAGTCTTCAAGGGTTAATTCGGTTGCCTCTTCAATCCAAATGTACTTGCTTTGGGATAGCGATTTCAATTTCTCCGGGTCATCGCAGCCGAGGAACACAATGCGATTGCTGCCGCATCTGATTTCAAGTCGTGATTCAATAATTCGGATTTCATTGCCAATGTTCCAGTCAATTATCTTGTTTTTAAAGTCCTGAAAAACCGAGTTGCGCAAGGTGGATGCAACTTTTCGGATAACGAAAAAGGTTTGATTCTGGTTTGTTTCGGAATCGAAAATCTCGGAAAGCAGCATTTGAATAATTTGCTGCGATTTCCCGCTTCCGGCACCGCCCCAAAGGATGTTATAGATTTTCGGTTTGGTTACGGCAGGCAAATAGGTCCGATTCCAAATTCGGGAATCGCTCAGGTCAAGAACTGCCATTATTCGGTTTCGGGGTCATCCATCGGTCGGGGCTTAATTACCCGATTTATTTGAAACTCGCCTTCAACTTCTTGCTTGTCCCGCCATTCGTCCTTAAACCGGTTCTTCATGTTGAAAATCCAAACGGTTGAATTTAGCGAGGTCTTCCGCACTTGCTGATTGCCTTCTGAATCTCTTGTGGTTTCTTCCGTATTTAGCAAGTAATCAGTCGCTTTTGATTCCCACCAAAGACGGGCTTTTTCCGTGCCTATGTTTTTGGAGTCAAGAAATTCGGGGTTTGCTTTGACCCAATCGTAAATGGTTTGCTTTGAAACTCCCACTAATCCGGCAAATGATTCAAATGATAAACCTTTGGCCATGTGGTCAATAAGCAATTCGCAAAACTCAGGTCTGTAATCCGTTGGTCTTCCAGCAGGCATAGTTTTATTTCCGTTTAAAAACCATCAAAGTATTTTTGAACCAAGCCAATCGGGAGCGGTTTCGCAAGATTCCTGACCATTTGGCTTCGTAAGTAAATCCAAGTTCAGCAAGTTTGCCGATAATGTATTGGTTTGACTGGCAGTTCACATGTCCAATTCCATCCTGACCGGGTACCGCCCAACTGAGGACAAGGTATCGGCTGCAATGGTTGGTGATGTTCTTCAGGAAAACCGATTCAAATTCGGCAGGGATGTGTTCGCCCACTTCCAGAGAAATTATCAGGTCAAATTGCTTTTTCAGGTCAAACTCTTTGGCAAGTTCCAAGGTCTTGCAGTTGCCTTTGGTCAGGCTTTCGGTATTAGGATTGCCATCGAATCCAACGGCATCCAATCCGGATTTCTTCAGTTGCCAAACATAATTCCCCAAACCGCAGCCAAAGTCAGCAATCGAAGTAAGCCTTTGCATATTGGCAAACTTGACCAACGAAAAGGCAAGCGAAGCATCATGGATGTGTTCTTTGCCGTCTTCGGTTGTCCAATATCCAGTCTTTGCGATGGGCATGGGTTATTTCTTTTTTGCGGCCTTCTTTGCCTTTTTAGCAACTGACAAAGCGATTGCGACTGCCTGCTTTTGCGGCTTGCCTCGCTTCATTTCAGCCTTAATATTCTTACTTACTGATTTCGCTGAATAGCCTTTGGTTAGTGGCATCGCTTTTGGTTTTGTTTCGGCAAAGGTACGAATATTTAAAAACAAAAAAGCCCCCTATCCGGAGGCTTTGAAAATTGCGAGAAAATCGGCAATCAGAACTTTGACTTTTGGAGCTTGACTGACCGGCACCCGAAAGGCAATGGTCGTTGTCGGTTCTGGGTATTGCGGCTTCCTGCCGCCTCCGGGCTTGCGTTTACGATTAGAAGGCATTGGCAAGTGCGTTGTAAAGGTCTTGGGATGTTGAATTTTTTGTGGCCTGAAAAACGATTTCTCCATTCAGATAAATTGCGCCTCTCCGATAAGACATGATAAATTCAACATCTGACTTTGACCGACTTGCAATCGCTTCATGATCGCTGATTCTTACACGGCGGCCATCTCTTAAAAGTGAATAACCTGAGCAGGTAGTTTTTGAAAAGCCTTCGAGTTTGCCGCCTTTGGCTTTGTTGATTGTTTTTAAAGCAGCTTTGACATCCCAACCGCTAACAAACCAATCTCTGATTAACTCAGCATCGGCATCTATTTGTGGAACAACCTTGTAAATAAATAAACCTTCTTTTTTGGGGTGGTTCATTAAAAACTCAAAGCTTGTGCTTCCTTCTGTAAACTTACTGCCTTTGAACTCTTTAAAATTTCTTGTGTGATACTGCATTGGTCTGTTTGTTTTAACTGATACAAAGGTAATACCGTTTTTTTATTCTGCAAACTTTTTAATAAATATTTTTGCAATTATTTTTTAACTGCCTGATTACCAATAAAAAAAGGCACAAAAAAATTTGCGCCCTTTTCGATTTTATCATCTTTTAACCAATTTTCAATCGAAAATCAAAAGTATCACCGTTTCCCGATTATCAGCATGGCCGCATCCCTCATGTGGTGTTCTCCCTTTAAAGTCTTTATCCCGGTCAGCTGCTCAAAGTATTCCGGGCTGGTTTTGGTTATCCGGTAATTCGGGGTTACCATGCGATGCGGGTACCGCCTCAGTTGACAGAACGCTTCCCATTCCTTTGAGTAGGCTTTCACATAGCCCACGCCTTGATCCTTTGCTTTGGTTTGAGTCCGGGCATGGTAGGCAGTCTTAATTGCTAACCTCGCATCTTCAATTGTCAATTCAACATCCCAATCATTTGCCAACTCAATCACGAAAAACATCGCTTCGATATTGGATTTAAACTGGTAGACATTCGGGCTTCGGCTTCCGGATTGTAAGGTTGCGATGCCGCAGGTGCTGCCGGGGTCCACTCCGATAAATAATTTAGGTCGTGCCATTTCGATTTTAAACCCTATCAAGGAAAGTTTGAAGTTCAAGAATTACCTTATCGGCTGTCTTTTGCTCATCTCGCAAAACTTGCCGGTCAGGTCCAAGAAGTTCATCGCAAATTTCGTAAAAAGTTTTTCGCAAAAAAGATGCACTTCTTCGGTCCCTAAGTGCATTCAAGTAGGCGACGGCAAAAGGCCGGATTTGTGTTTTTTGTTCTTTTGTCATGATTAGAAAATATCAAATTCATTTAAACCATTGGAAGTAATCGGCTTTGGAAACTGGGTAAATTCCGTGACTTGCCTTGCATGGTAGTCAGAAAACCTCATCACCTTATTTTCAAATTTGAGCGCAAATTCACCAACCGAACCATGCCTGTTTTTGGCAAGGCTACCGACCGCAAGGCCATCAACTGGATATTCTTGATTATCGACTAAAAAGTTCCCGGTCAGGCCGTAGTATTCAGGCCTCATCAGGAAAAGAACTTGGTCAGCATCTGATTCGATGTTTCCTGATTCTCGCAAGTCGGAAAGTTGCGGTATTTTATCTGACCGCTTTTCAACCTCCCGATTCAGAGAGGAAAGGCAGACCACCGTAATGCCCAATTCTTTTGCAATGGCTTTCAGCGTTGCTGAAACTTCGCCCATCTCTTGGTCTCGATTCAGGTTTTTAAAGTTCAGGTTGCTCCCGGAAATCTTTTGCAGGTAATCCACAAAAAGAATCTGAATGCCAAACTTTCGCTTCCAGATGTGGGCTTTGGTGCGGATGCTTTGGACTCTGATTGTTGCCGGGTCAGAAATGTAAATCGGCAGTTGTGCGGCCATCCCTTCGTAATGGGTAAGCCTTTGCAGGTCGGTATCGGATAGCGTGTTGCTATTGCGCAACTTGATTGCCTCGACATCGGAAATATTGCTCAGAATCCTTTGCGTAATTTGTTCACCCGACATTTCAAGCGAAACCACCCCTACCGGGATGCCTGCCATTGACAAGGTTTTTATGGTGGTGGTCATCCAACTTGTTTTACCGGATCCGGGCCTTCCACCCAAAACCCAAAAGTCAGTTGGCACAAATCCACCCGTCAAAGAGTCCAAAACCTTTGAGCCAGTCGAAATACCACCGCCACCGTTTTTAATTTTCCTTGCCCGGTTTTCTCTTTCGATTTCAATCCTTTCCTGCATGGTCAGGTCATTGGACTTGAAATTGTTGGTCATTACATCTGATACCCCCTTTTGAACAAATTCGGCAACTTCGAAAATATCCTCTTTTTCGTTTAGGCTTTTGGAAATGCCTTCGGTAACGACTTGGTTAATTTTACCCCGAATGTATTGCTCGAGTAGAATCCGGGAATGGACTTCAACATAAGCTGCAGTTGAAACCTTCATGGCCAAAAATCCAAGTTGCGTTGCGCCTCCGGCTTGTTCGTAGGCGCCCTCTTTTCTCAGGGTTTTGGCCAAAGTGATGGTATCAATCTGAATCCCATCGGCTGACATTTTTTGCAGCGTTTGGAAAAGAATTTGATTTGCCGGATTGGTAAAGCAATCTGCAGTCGGTAAAATATCCAATGCCTTTATTAAGGCTTGGCCATCTAAAATCATTGCTCCTAAAACTGCGTATTCAGTTTCAAGGCTTTCATCGTAAATTGGTTTTGCTGTCATGGTCTGGATCGGGGGTTAATTTTTGTTTCTGTTTGAAAGTTTGAAAAGCCAGGTATGGCCGGATTGTTTTGGTCCTTTATTAGCCAATTGCGCAAGGTTAGGTTCACGCTGACATAATCAAGTTTCCGCTTGTTCTCCATTGCCAAAAGTTTGTTGATTATCTGTTCCCGGTCAAATTCGGCAGCTATGCTTTCGGCTTGTTCGTAAGTCAGTTGTTTGTCAAGTTTGGCAACCCTTGGGCAGTTTTGTTTTATCCATTCTTGCATGGGATGGATTTTTTCCTCTGGCTTGATTTCTTGTTTTACTTTTTTTGTCTTTATGTTATCTGTTGTAGGTTGTAGGTTAATATATGGGTGTAGGTTGTGGTTCGCATGCGGTATAGGTAGCGGTTCACTTTGTGGTATTGTAGAGGTATCGGT